CCTGACTCAACATATGTTGGAGATCCTGTTTGAATGTCCAAATCATTATCTCCCTGTTCATCGGGCCAAACTGATACCGTGTCTCCGTCGGTCAGAGACAGTTGTGATGCATCATAGTGCGCAACTGTATTGTCGGGTGGAGAAATGTCCACCTCCGAGAGTGTGACCTCCGGGAGAGAGTCCAGTCCCACGATAGTCATTTAGACGACCTCCCCTTTCGCCTCCGCGTAGACGCCCTCCGCGGACCCGGACTGATTATCTACGAGGACCGCTACGGTCGTGGTAGATCCCGGGCTGTAGGATCCGAGAGGGCTACCTGTTTGGTCGTCGTAGACGGTCGAACCGTCCCCGGCGATTAGGACACTCCTCGACGTGAACGACCCGGCGTTATCCAGCGTAACGAGTTCGAGGTCTACGGAGGTGGAGGAGGCGGTTCCGTCGGGTTTCATCAATTGGGCTTTGTAGATCTCTAACGTCTCGGAGGCGTCCACCTCCGCGACTCCGACTAACGCCTGATTCCCGGTCGAGAGGGAGGTCTTACTCCCGGAGTGGTCAAAGTCTACCGTTTGGTCGTAGCCGCCTCCGGATCCGCCGCCCGCGGTGAACCAATTGGTCCCGTCCGAGGAAAGGACCTGTGCGCCGTAGGCGGTTTCCACGGTAACGGAGGAAACTCCGTCTATCGTTTCGGACCCCTCCGTGTCTATGGTAAGAGGGTTAGAGTCCGCGGAACCGCCGGAGTCCACTACGATAATGTGGTTCCCGTCCACCGCGTCCGCGGAGGCGAGAGTGATAGTAACCGCCCCGCCGGACGTGTCTACGAACAGGATCTCCTCGTCGGAGGTAGTCGTGTTCGAGGAGACGGAGGACGTGTTCCTGTTTTGGTCGAGGACGCCGCGTAGGAACTCACCCGCGGACGCGTCGTAGAGAGTTCCCGGACCCGTGGAGTCCGTGAGGTCCGTAGAGTCCACGTCCATATCCGTAATGGACGGGAGGGCGTAGGGAGAGTCGAGGTCCCCTATCGGTAGCGGGTAGGACGTGAGAGAGGACGCTGGACCTCCGAGACGCGCCTGTGTGAACTCGTTAGACGAGTAGGAGTAGAGAGTGTTCCCGCGGTCGTCCGTTACGTCGTCCGCGGTCCGGAGTCCCTGTGGAACCTCCGCCCGGAGGTTCTGAACGCCGCCCGACCCGTCGGACTCCGCGTAGATCTTTAGGACTGTCGTGGAGTCCACCGCGAACAGGAACGACTCCTCCGTTCCCGCGGCGTCGTTCCCGTCTACCACAGCGTCCACGACCGCCCCGAACGTCCCGGGGTTCGTTCCGAGGTCGAGGACCGCGGACCCGGAGAACCCGGAGAGGTCCAGCGGTCCGTTCAGCGGATCCCCCGCCTCCCGGATAACCTCCGTTAGCGCCCCCTCGACGGTCGAGGACGAGAACTCTCCGGGGGAGTCCTCGAACCACGTCTCCTCCGCCGCGGTTCCGTGAACGCGGTAGTCGCGTTTGTCGGAGTCGGTTACGTCCGTCGTTCCGTCCGGGAGGTAGACCGCCGCGAGAGGGAACTCTCCGGACTGTAGTTCCGGGAGGTCGGGTTTCGTCGCGGGCGTCCCCTCTCGTTTCCCCGGAGAGGAGGTCCCCGTGTCAAAGTAGACGAGATCCCACCGTGGACTCCCGGACGTGTTCGAGGAGAGGGAGAGGACGTTCGTCGCCCCGGCGTAGGAGTGAAGCGTCCCTCCATACCACAGCCCGCGGGTCGTCGCGGCTACGTCGAGGGCGTTCGTGTTCGTCCCCGCTGTAACCGCGAGATCCCCGGCGTCGAGGATCCCGTTCCCGTCCAGCCCCTCCGCGAACGCCTGAAAGGTAGTGTGGAAAACGGGGTCCCCGGTGTCTGCGTCGAACCTGTCCGCTGTAGTCATTAGGAGGAACCTACCGGGGAACCCGCTAAAAAGTTCCCTACGCGACTACTCTATCCTGAACCCGACCGTCCCCGTGAGGGGAACGCCGTCTACTTTCTCCTCCGGGCTGAACGTCGTCGCCCACAGCATACGGGGCGTCGAGGAGTTATCAAATACAGCCATTTCCGAGAGATCTACGGGCTGTGAGGCGGGTTCACTCTCGTAGAGTTTCGTCCGGGCGCGGATAGCCTCTAATTCGAGGTCCCGGATAACGGTCTTACTGATAATCTCGGACGTGAGTCCTGTGTCCGACTTACTGAACTCCGTAGACCCGGTTCCGAACGCTATCTCGTTCAGTCCGACGACCTGTTTCGGGAGGTTCAGCGCGTCCGCTATCGCTATCTCTCCGTCGTCCGTAAACACGGAGTCGCCTACGCCCTCTCCGGAGACGGTGAGGGAGACGAGGACGCGGACCTCCTCCTCCGGGGTCGGGTTCACGCCGGAGAACGTGAGGCGGGCTATCAGGGATCCGTCTACGTCGTAGACGCCGAACTCCGTCGCCTCGTTTTCGTGTTCGTGAAACCGGAACACGCCCATAGCGCCCGCCGCTTTCGGGGCGGGCTTATCTGTCGCCCCGTTCGTTTTCGAGGAGAGGGAGACGAGGGTCCGGTCCCCGGAGTTCGCCCCGGAGGTTCCGGTCCCGACTCCGACCTCTCGGACGCCGCCCTCCTGTCCGTCCAGCGCGTCGCGGATAGCGCCTCGACCGTCGCGGACGAGTTCGCCGGAGTCCTCGTCCGAGGCGACGAGGGTCCAGTCTCCCCTTTGGTCCCCGACCGCCCCGGTCCCTATCCCGTGGTCGGATCCGTTCGGGTGTCCGACTATCAGGGAGTCGTTCAGATCTCGTTTGTAGACCTCTCCCGTTACCTCGACCTCGACTACGTTCCGCCCGAACGTGAGGGAGATAGATCCGGACTCCGGGGCTTCTATAAAGTTCGCCTCCGTCCGGCGTATGTCCCGCCTGTTCTCGGCTATGTAGCGGTCCGCGGAGTCCACCATATTAGAATACCTGTAGTCCCTGCGGGATAACCGTAACCGTGGTCGGACCCGCCTCGTTCACTTTCACGTCCACACTCACGTAGTCGGTATATCTGCGCGTGAACTCGACGGTTTTCGTCTCTCCCGCCGCAAACGAGACGGTTTTACTTTTCACTACCTGTCCGTCCTCCGTGAGTTTCGCGGTATGGTCCAGCCCGTAGCCGGAGTCGTTCGTAATGTCCGCGGAGATAGTGATAGTCTCGTAGGGCGACGGGAGGGTTTCGCTTACCTGTAGGTTCGCGGTCGAGAACGACGAGGAGGCGTCTATCGGAGGAGGTGTCTGTGATAACTCGACCCGCGGGCCGAACACTTCTAAGGTCCCTTTCGGAACTCCCACTCCGTCGTAGGAGAGTCCGTCCTCTCCGTGAATACGGATCCCGGCGGAGATCTGTTCTCCGTCCGTCTCGTCCCCGGCTATGGTCGTCCCCCAACTGAACGAGTTTATCCACTCGTCGTAGGACGAGAACCCGGAGAGGGCGGTCCCAAAGTCCCCGAACGTCTCGTATTTCTGTTCCATACGCTGTCGGAACCGGGACGCGGACTCCGACCCCACGCCGATAGTGTCGGTTAGGTATGTCTCGAACTCCGCAAAGGACGCCTGTCCGTTCACGTCGGACGTAAACGTGGAGTAGTCTTTCTCCTCTCGAATAGCGTCGAACGTCGAGAGGTAGGGGTTATTCTGGACGGTGGGGGCTTTCACTCCGAGGGCGCGTAGTTTCTCTTTCTGTGTGAGACTGGACATTAGGCGGACGACCCCGTTACGCCTACCTCTACTCGTCCAGCGGTATCAGTCCTTACCTCGGAGACGGTAAAGTAGCCGTTCAGATCCTCCGGGGGCCAGTCCACAAAGAGGGACTGTCCCACTCGGACGTTCTTAAACGCCGGATCCGCGACGGTAAACGTAACGTCCGTGTCCTCCCACGCCTCCTCCGAAAGGTAGCCCTCTCCGTAGTCCCGGAGTTCGCCCTCGTTCTGGATCTCTTTGTTTACGAGAGGGCGTTCCCGGGCGGAGACGCCGTAGAACGAGATAGAGGCGGAGGACTTTAGCGGGACCTGTAGATCTCCCGCCCCCTGAACGACGACCTTATTCGTTATGTCCGTCGCGTCCCGGTTCGGTTCTATGTCCACGACCCGCGTAGAGGAGTAGGATATACTCTCCGGGGCGTCCGTGTCCCCGTCCGGTTCATAGTGTAAGTGGTCGTCCTCGTCCACGAACGACGTAGCCCCGTCCTCTACGGCTAACTGTGCGATAGCCTCGAAAACGGAGGCGTCGAACCGCCTCGTTATCTCTCGACCGGAGTCCTGAACGTCCACCGTGGACAGTCCCGTGTCCCCCGACCGCGTTCCGAACGGTCGGGTCCGGGCGTAGTCTATCACTCCCGCCCGCGCCTCCGGGAGACTCCCGGAGAGACTAATCCGATATTCGAGTTCGAGGGATCCGGAGAGTTCCGCCCCGTCCGTCGTCGCCTCCTCTAGCGGGAGACGCTGTTTCGTGAACTCCACTCCGTCCGGGACGGGGAGATCCCATACCATAGAGGTCCCGGAGTCGTCCGTTAGTTCGACCTCCGCGGAAAAGAACCCGCCCTCGTTATTGAACGCGTAGCGCGTCTCGAACCACAGGATCTCCGCGTCGTCCACAGCGGAAAACGGAACGTCGTCGTAGGTAACGGAGAACGTCCCGGACTCTCCCTCTCCCCAGTAGAGAAAGAGGAGGTCGGACCCATACTCGTTAAACTCGACGGAGGGGAGGTCCGCTAACTCGAACACGGGAACGTCCGAACTCCACCCGTCGAGGTCGTCGCCTGTGTGGACGACGACCGGACTCCGGGGCTGGACCTGTGTGTTCACCATTTCCTCCACGACCTCTCCGGAGTCGCGGTTATACCACGGACGGTGAACCTCCACGAATTGTAGTTCCTCCCGCTTATCCCGGGCGGTGAGGTTCAGTTTCAGGTTCCGGGACCCCGTGGGCGGTTTCTTTTCGAGGTAGCCGGTCCACACAGTCTCCCCGTCCCGCTGGATTATCACCTCGTCCCCGAACTCGAACGCCCGATTAGAGGCGGAGTTCTTTACCTGAACCTCCGCGGTTCCGAGTTTATCCGTGTCCGCCCCGGAGTAGTTCACCTCGAAAAGCCCGTCCACGGTCGTCCCGCCTACTGTAACTGTGAAAGCCATAGGTCTAACTAATGAACGCGTCGAGGTAGGTCCACTCGACCTCGACGCTGTAGGATCCCGCGCCCATTTCCGCGTCCTGTGTGTCCTCCGTTACGGTAATGTCCGTAAAGACTCCCTGAAAGTCCGGACGCGGACCCCACGTTAGGAGGTCGAACCCGTCCGTAGTGTCGAACCCCCACTCTTTGTGTGCGCGACGGAGTTCCGACTCGAAACCTAAGTCCTCGTCCGAGTAGGTCCCGGAGTTCGGGAATTGGTCGGAGTCCATATTTTTCACGTCCGCTTTCACTACGATAGTCTCGTTCTCTATAACGAGTTTCCCGCCTATGACCTCCCGGAGGGCGGAGATAACGCTGGACGTTACGACCCCGTTCGAGGCTGAATACTCGACGGAGGTAGCCTTAAAGTCGAACGTCTCCGTCCCGTCGTTCCGCGTAAGTTGGACTGAACCTATCTGTGTCATACGTATTACTTACCTCCCGCTAAGTCGCCTGTGTTGGACCCGACCTCCTCCCCTATCATACGGGCGAGTTCTTTCCTCTCGGACCTCGACATATTCGAGAAATCCCCGTTCGACCCGTCCACGGAGACACTTACGTTCTGTTCCTGAACGTTCGTCCCGGGCTGTTCTCCGGGGCGGGCGGTCTGTCGGGACCCTCCGATAGTGTCGGGGGCGAACCGGTCGAGACGGGCGCGGGCGGTTTCCGTCGCGGACCGTAACTGTCGGTTCCCACGGTTCCGGACCCGGGCCATACGGGAGGACATACTCTCGTTCTGGACGGTCCCCGCGCCCACGTCCAGCGGGTTCCGACCTCCGAGGGAGACGCGCCCGACCGGATCTATGGAGACTTTCGGGATCTTATTCACCTTCTGGATAAGGGAGTTCAGCCCGCCGCTGGCGGAGTTAATCGCCCCCTCTATCCCTCCGATTATGGAGTTCGCTATGTCGTTCACTATCCCCTGTGAGAACGTGAGGATCCCGTTCCATCCCGCCCTCCATACGTAGTCCGCCGCCTCGACCGCCGCCCCTATCCCGGTCTTTACGGCTATCCCGAACGCCTGAAATCCGAGTATGGCTTTCGACGTGAACCGGGTAGCCGCTTTCGCCCACTCGACGGACGTATTCACGAACTTGTTTTTAGCCGCGGTCCAGTCCCCGGTAAGCGCGGAGAACGCCGCGGACATATACCCGACGAGAGGACCCCCGACGAGAAACGCGAGATCCGCGAACGTCGAGGTCATAGTATCGGTTTCGGACTGGACGACCGGGGTTACGTCCGTGAGTCCGAGGAGTTCAGATCCGAGGAGTCCGACCCCGACTACGGCTAAGAACAGCCCCGCCGCTAACCCCGCGGGTCCGGCGATAGCCGCCCACGCGGTCGTAGCCGCCCCGGAGACGGTTCCCAAAGCCCCGGAGAGGGTGATACTCGACCCGGTGAGGAGGGCGGTCCCCCTCGTCGCTAAGGCTAACGCGCCCTCGTAGAGGGTGGTAGCGACTCCCGCGACGCCGAACATATCCGCCGCAAAGAACAGCGCGGATCCGAGGAGTCCGGTCGAGGAGTCGAGTTTCGAGGTCCAGCGGTTCGCCTCCTCCGTCCGTTTCGTGTTTTCCTCGACCTGTCCCCCGTAGTCGTTCTGTGCGGACGCCGCCCCGACCGCGGACTCCGCGACTCCCTCTAAGTTATCCTGTAGACCGGAGGCTGTGTCCGCCGCGTCGTCGCCTCCCTTAACGGACGCTACCCAAAAGACCTCCCCGAGTTTTACCATTAGAACCGCCTCCCGGACATAGCGGAACGGGCGTTCTGTCGCCCCTCCGCTTTCTTACGGGCCTTTTCCCGTTCCTCCGTTTCCATCTTTTGAAGTTCGTTCGACATAACGAGGTAGCGCATTAGTTTCTGTTCAGGTAGACCTCCTCTCGTTACCTTATGAGTCTTAGTTACGGAGTCGGGGGCGTCGAGGTCCCGGATCTGTTCTATCCCGACCGCCGCGGCTACGGCTACCGCGAGAGGCGTCCACAGCCCCGTCTCTACGAGGGCGATAACTCCGAGGGTGATTGTACCTACGGACATAGCCCGGACTGTCGTGGGCGACAGGCGGGCGAGAGACGCCGCTGTGTCGTGTCTCTCCTCCTCGACGGTATGGACCTCACTCGTCGGGGCTACCGCGTCCAGCGGGACGCCCTCTTTCAGGAGGAGGAGTTCCACGAACTCCCGACTCCACGGGATAGCCCGGGGATCCTCGACCTCTTTCCCCCGGACTATCCTTCTAACTTTCCCTCGTCGCCCTCCGCTACGCCGGACTGTTCCTTAAGCCACGCCCGGAAATGTTCCACGTCCGCGTCCCACGAACCCGCGTCCGACTCCGCGTAGGTTTCGAGAACGTCGAGGACGCCCTCCGTGATACCCTCCTCTCCCATATCCATAGGGTCGGGGACGTGTTCCTCCAACTTTGAGAGGAGATCTTTCGAGGCGTTTTCCGTCGCCCACTCTTTCACCGTCTTATGGTCCGGGAGGAAACTCGTCTCCTGAACCTGATAGTCGAACATACGGGAGTAGTAGTCCACAAAGTCGAACCCTCCCTTACTCTCCGCCGCGACGGACTGAACGATCCGCTGTTTCTTAGGCCAGCTAACGTTTTCCGCCGGGATTAGAACGAACCCGAACGCCTTTTCTTTCCGTTCGCCCGTCTCGGAGTCCTCGACGGTGAGGCGGATCCACTCCTCGACCGTCTCCGTCTCGTCTACTGTCGCGTCCGAGTAGGACCCGGTTTCTACGTCCTCCGGCGTCTCCTGAAATGGCATACTATACAGAACCGTAGGGAGGGCCTAAAGAAATATCGGACGCTAACGAAAAGTGGTTCCCCGAACCGTTCAGGCGAGATAACCCTGTGTCGAGCTGGAGTCCTCGAACGTAACGGTGAGGCTTTCGGGAACGATATTCATTTCTACCTGTAGAGTGTCGTCCTCCGCCCCCTCCCCGCGGGGCGTCGCGTGTCCGGCGTCCGTGAGGTTATTCCCGGTGAGGGAGAACTCCACAGCGTCCCCGTTCGCTTTCGAGAACTTCATAGACGCGTCCACGCCGCCCGCGGTCGGGTTCTGTAGTTCGTCGTAGAAAGTGCTATCCACGACCGTAACCGTAGCCGTGAACTCATACCCGACCTGTCCCCCGTAAAGGATCTCGTAGGGGTCCGGGGCGCGGGTGGACTCTATGTAGTGTCGGGCGGAGGAGTTCTGATTAATGGAGATAGTGAACTCCTCTAACCGGGCGACGGTCGTCCCGTCGAACGTGAACCCGCTGGACAGATCCGAGAACAGCCACGGGTTCCGGTCCGGCATACCCGGGTCCGAGGTCGGGCTACTCCCCCTCTGGACGCCGATAGCGATAGTGTCCAGCGTCGTAGTGAGGCGTCCCTCGTTATCTAACGAGATCTCCCCGGAGGTCGGGACGACCGTGTTAAACGTCCGTACAAAGTCGGACGCCCCGCCCCGTCCGAGGTGAGTAGCCTCGACCGTGAGGGACGGAGGGACCGGCGTCGCGGACCCCGCGGACGCCCCCGCCGCGGTAAGGACGTGTTCGTTCGTCCCGGCGGAGGGCGTGTCCGCGGTGAACGTCTCGGATCCGAGGAGGACCGCGAGAGGGTAGCCGTCGTATGCGATAACCGGGTAGGACCCGCCCTCGTAGACCTTTTGACCCTCCGTTTTCGCGTTCATTTCTCGACCCGTCCCGATTAGGAACTCCTCGTTCCACGAAACCTCCGGGTCCGGGTGTTCCGTCTCCTCCTCTATCTTTCCGAGGTGTCTCGTCGGGGTTACGGTCGTCCGCTGTTCGTCCTGTAGCCCGACGAGGATCCGGGAGTCGTGTCCTTTCTGTGGGGAACCGCTGATACTCATACGTTACAGCGTTCTCCCCGCGGAGGACCCTTAAGGATAGCCTACGGGATTACGCGGTCCGGGAGTAGGCGCGGAACGTAAACGTGAATTGTATCGGGAACACGTCGAATATCTCCTCGTCCGGGAACGTATATTCGTAGTCCACCGTGTCCCACGACCCGATAGAAAGCCCGTTCGCGGACGCCTCCGTGTCGTCTCGAACGTCCCGGAGGATCTGAACCACGTCGTCTTTGAGTTCGACCCGTCGGGCGTGAGAGTCTATTACTTTCGCCTCCGCGAACACAGCGGAACCGTGGTCCAGCGTCGTCCGCGCCCCTCTCCAATTCTCGAAGTGTTCGGACGTGTCCGCTATCAGGATATACTCGTTCGTCCCCGGAGGGACGCTTTTCTCGTCTCGACGGACGCGAACCACGTCCGGTTTCCCGTTCGAGTAGTTCGCGGCGTCCGAGAGTAGCGTTTCTATGACTCCTGTAGTGTCGTGGTCGGGATCTACCATTTCTATTTACCCTCTTTCTCGAACGAGTTTTCCCCGTTCAATTCCTGAACGTCCACGTAGCCGGACTGTAGGAGTCCGCCCGTGTCCGTCGCCTCGTCCGCTACTATGTCCTGTGAAACGCCGAAAGCAAAGTCCAGAAAGTCCCGCATTATCTTGAACGGGGCGGACGGGTCCTCCGAGTTCGCGTAGGGCGTCTCTATGGAGTCCAGCGCCCCCTTTGCTTTCTCCATACTCCTCTCCATAAACCGGACCGCGACGGTCCCGTTCTTTGCGATAGCGTTCACGACTAACCACGCTACCGCGTCTTTCCACTCCGAGGTAGTGACCTCCGAGGGATCCGATACCGCGGCGTCTTTCATACCCGCGTCGAGGTCGTTCCACTTTCGGTGAACCCACTCCCGGATAGGCGAGAACGGAGGAGAGGTCCCGGCGTAGGTCGTCTCCCAATTGACATAGGGGGCGTGGTCCGCGGTATAGCCGTAAGCGCCCTCTACGTCGAACCCTCGACGGATCTCCTCTAAGGCGTCGTCGTTCAGATCCGTAGAGACGTTAGCCATTACGGAACCGCCCTCCTGTGTTCCTGAATAGCCTCCATAGCGTCCGACCGGAGACTGTCCGCGGCGTCCGTGAGGTCGAGATCCGCCTCCGAGGAGGTCCGGAACATATCTCCGAGAGAGTCCATACGGGCTATGTCCGAGGCGACGAGTTTCCCCACAGCGTCCCGGAGGTCCCCCGGGACGGACGAGGAAACGCCCTCCGTCGTCGTCGCGGGGTTCGAGGTCCCGGAGACGTTCCCGTTCTGGACCTCCGTAGCCGCGGAACTCTCGTCCGGACCGTAGCGGTAGTTCACCCGGGCGGTAGCGTCGTCTACGAGGGCTTTCCCGTAGGCGGAGACGTTCCCGACCGTAACCGCGTTTATGTGGATCTTTAGCCGCCCACGGTCGGGTTCTATGATATAGTCGTCGTCGGAGAGAACCGACTCGGACGCCTCTCCACCGCTACTCGTTAGGTCGTCGTAGTTCCGTCCGCGGTAGAGGACGAGTTCGGTTATACTCTCCACGTCCAGCGCGGGTAACTGAACGATAGCCCACGCGTCCGCTACCTTTGTCGGATCTCGGAGACGCCGCCCGGAGGAGTAGCGACTCCGCCGCCTGTGTCGAGAGTGTTTCTGTAGGTGAGAGAGTTTCACGGGGCGCGTATGTGTCGCCTCCCGCCGCCTCCACGCTTTGTTAGTCCGAGAGTCCACGAACTCCGTCCGGTCGAGTAACATACTGATAACCTCCGACTCCCCGGGGTCGGAGAACCCGTCCCGGTTCCGGACGTGTTTCAGAACGTCGTCCGGGGAGGCGTAGGGAACCTCGTCTACTACGGTCGAGGGGATAGCCATTTCTTAGACGCTACTCCCCGGGGAGTCCTCTAAAAGGTAGGCTACGGAACTCGTTTAAGAAAACGGGAGGGTTCGGGAACTCTACTGTTCGACTACGAGGACGTTCACCGTGTCCGTCGAGCTCCCGGATCCGTCCGAGATAGACGCCTGTGAGGTCCCCGCGGACGCTACGCCCGCGTCGTCCGGCGCGGCTTTCGCCGTAGCCGTAATGTAGGGTTCCGCGTCGAGGTCCCCGTCTACGCCGGGGAGGTCCGCGGAGTAGTCGAGAGTGTAGGTCCCGCTGGATAGCGTGACCTGTCCAGCCCATACCCGCCCCGATCCGGGAACGGAGGGATCCGCCCGGGCGTCCGAGATCTTTTTGAAAGCCATATCTCGTTACCCTTTAGGCGACGTTCTCGACGCGGTGGAGGTGGTTGATACCCTCTCCGACGAGGGTCCCGTAGGCGTCCACCGCGAACGTTTCGGTCGGTCCGGTCTTTGCGAGAGGGTGGAGGGTAGCGTCCTGTAGCATACCCATATACCACCCGGAGAGGTCCACACTCCACAGGTCCCGGGACCCGGCGGAGTTGTTCACTCCGTGGGACTTGAGGACGGGCGTCCCGTCCACCATAAGACTCCGGAAACCGAAGTCGAGTTCGTCCCCGGGCGACTCGAACCGCGTAAAGTCGTCCAGTTCCTTTTTCAGGTCCGTGAGGACGCTGTGGGTCGTGATGTGAACCACGGAGTCGAGGTTCGCCCCCTGTCGTTCGAGGGTTTCCATAGCGTCGTAGATGTCGTCTACGGAAATGGTCGAACCCGTGAGGTCCGTAGTGAGATCCGGGGAGGTAGTCGAGATAAGGTCCTCGAACCCCTCGAACCCGGACCCGTCCGCGTTCGTCCCCTGAATCATTTGCGTCTCCTCGTACTGACGCATAGCCCGCATCATAGCCTCCTCCGTGGTCGAACGGGTGGAACGGAGACTCGACGCCGCCAACTGAACGAGGTCCGTTACCTCGGACTCTCGACCGTAGGGAACCACGCTGTAGGAGTGGTTCGCGTAGGTGTCGTCGGACTCCGGGTAGGGACCCGTCTCACCGAACGCGGAGACGGACCCGACCGCGGTCTGTTCGTCCGCCTCGACCGTCTCCTCCTGAACAGCCACCCGCGGGATCATATCCGCGAGAGGCGTGTTCTGTCCGGACGAAACGTAAACGTCCGGGGAGACGAAAATCGGGAGGCTGAACGCGGAGGTGTCCATCGCCTTCTTTACCTCCTGTTTCGCCTCCCACAGGGTCATATCCTGACCCGGGCGGAGTCCGTTCCACCGCTTGTAGATCTCGTCCCACCCGTCTCCGGTAAGACCGTCTCCGGAGAACAGCGCGGACGGGTAGTGGACCGCGTTCTTTTTGACGGGTCCACGGGTCGAGAACCCGTAGGGGTCCGAGTAGAGGACCTTATCCGCGTCCGGGTTCCCCGTTTCCTTTCGGACCGTTTCGTGGAGGTCCCCGAACGCCGAACGGTGGGCCGCGGTCGGACTGTTGTAGTAGGCCGGGCGCGACTTGACTACCTTCCGTTCCGTCGGGAGTCCGTTCTGTGGTTCAGCGGACATTAGTCCACCCTCCCCGCCGCGGTGATACCTTCCGTCGAGGTCGAAACCTTACCGTCGCCCGACCCGCTGGACTTTTCCACGTCGTCCGGGGAGGTCCCGGACTTAGCGCCCTTTCGGACGACCTCCTCCTCGGAGTCGTCGTCCGCGGACTTTTCGAGGAGTCCCGCCTCCTCCATATCCGCCCGGAGTTCCTGAACCGGATCCGGTTCGTCCTCCGTCTTAGCCGCCTCGTCGTCGTTCGTCTCCTCCGCCTCGTCGTCCTCCTCACCGTCGAGGAGTCCGACCTCTTTCTGAACCTCCTCCACGTCGGAACGGAGGTCGTCCAGTCGAGAACCGTGTTCCTCGACGGACTTAGCGATACCTTCGGTCGTGTCTCGGATCTCTCCGAGGAGTTCGGTAGTGTCGTCGTCCATAGTTGGACCGTCGTCGTCGTTCTTAGCCTGTTCCTCGTCGTCTCCCTCGTCCTCGTCGTCCTCGTCGGACTCCTCCTCGACCTCCTCCTCCTCGGAGGAGTCGGAGTCCTCGGACTCTCGAATAGGGATCTCGACTCCACCGACCTCTACTGTGTCGTCCAGCGCGTCGAGATCCGCGTCCGCCGCCCACGCGAACATATCGCTAAGGGCTGTGTTCTCGACGGTAGAGTTCGGGTTCTCGTCTACGTAGGCGCGGATAGCCTCCGCGAGGTTCGCCAAAGCGTCCGCGCCTAACTCTTTGAGTAGGTCCTGTCGTTCGTCTCCCATACGTAGGGAAACCCGCCTCGTTCCGAGTTCAGCCCGGGGCGGGGCGGGCGTCTGTTCGTCCGAGGGGGATCCGTCCGCGTCCGTCGCGGATTTACGCGCCCGTCGGAGGGCCTTTCTTTGCTTTTCCGTGAGGAGGGCGTCCGGGTCGAGGGACGCCGCGCCTCCGTAAATGGAGAAACCTGTGAGTTCCCCGTTCTGGACGCGTTTCCACGCGTCCTTTTCGAGTTCGACGCCCATTATCCACGTTCCCTCCGGGTAGGATCTCGTCTCCCCGTCGGGGGTCGTGAACTCGTCGGGACCGTTCCGAACGATATAGGACTCTACGGGAGTCCCCTCTCCCTCAAAGAGGGAGTGGTCCGCGTCTACTTTCCTATAGTTTTTCATATAGGAGTGTGCCGCGGACTCTATCTCCGGTTCCGGAACTAAGTCGCCGTTGGCGTCCGCCTCACCCGGAACGAGAACCGCCGCCCACACTTTCCTCTCCGCGGGGGCGTCGTCGGACCCGTCCTCGTCGGACAGGTCCTCGTCGTCGGAGAGTTCGTCCTCCTCTTTGAGGAGAACTACGTCTCTCGTCTCTCCGAGTTGGTTCTCTCCGGGGGTCCAGTCGTTCTCGTCCGCGTCCGCGGACTTTGCTAACAACCACTCGGAGTCCTGCGCGGGTTCGTCTACGACGGAAACATACTCTACCTGTAGTCCGGCTAAGATAGAGTCGGGAGAGGCGTTTTCTATCGCCTCGAACCCGTTTTCCTGTAGCCACCCACACAGCGCCTCCGGGTCGTCTACGGAGCGTTCCTGTCCGAGGGTGGAAACACACTCCTCGAACCCTCCCGGAAAAGCCTCCTCAAAGGACTGTGGCATTTAGTGGAACCCTCGTAGGGCTACCTTACTCCGGAGGGGTCTTACGTATAAGGCGGACCGGACCCCTATACAGTCCGCTATACACTACAGCCCATTAGTGTCCAGTACCTTTATTATCCCCTCCCGCGTATAGTAGTGTATGGGACGAGAAACCTACGAGTTCGACGCCGCCCGCTACGTGGACGAGGACGCTACGACCGCCTACGCTGTTCCCGCGACGGACGGAGGACAGGTCCGAGATCTCCCCGCGGAGTTCGGAGACGACGAGGAGAGGAGTGTCGTGGACGCGTTCGACGTTCTCGAAACCGGGGACCGCGTTCTGTGGGGCGACAGGTCCGTTCCCTGTGTCGTCGCCCGGGTCGTGGAACCCGACGACCACATAGGACAGTCCCTCACCGCCTCCGTTATCGGTCGAGATCCGTCGAGTTTCCGGGATAAGGTCGAACCGGAACACGGTCGGGACCTCGAAAAGGGAGACGTGTTCCTCACCGTGGACGCGTGGGGGACTCTCACCGGAAAGCGGTTCGTCCTTATTCAGGGACCCCGCGGAGGCTTCTACGCCCTCACGCGAGACGAGAACGACCCCTCGGAGGCGGTCCTGTTCCGGGCTGTTCGGTCCTACCACAAAACGAAACTCGGACAGGCTGGACAGGGGGCGTTTGGCTACGAGGGCGGCGTAGACGACCTAACGATAGTCGAGGCGGGCGACGCGCCCGACGAACTCGACCCCGCCGGGGACCTCCCCTCCTACGACGAGATTAAAGACCGCCCCCTACTCGGCTACGACTCCGACTACCCGGGGACGGACGGAGGTCATTACGTCGTCGGGACCGTCGAGGAGGCGTTTAACGAGGGATTGAAAGACGCCCACGACCGGGCGGAGGCGGAGTTCCGCGAGACGTGGGAGGCGGACGAGGAGGAGACTACGGAGTGGGACGAGATCCCCCCGCGTGAACGCGTCGAGGGAACGCCGAACGGCTACTCCCACTCGACCGTTACCGTTACGGAGATCCGAGAGTCCGACTACGGGCTGAAAGCGGTCCTCGACGGACCCGCCCCGTGGGAGACGCCGGACGACGAGACGCCGCTAAACGAGGTCATAAAGTCTACGCCGTGGGAGGAGGTCCACTACGAGTTTAACGACGACCTGAAAGCGTGGACCGTGGACGCCTCCGAGATAGGGCGTCTCTCCTCCGTGTTCCGAGACTACGGCTACTCCGTTCTGGACGAGGCGGACCGTAAGTAGGAGTGGGGGAAACGCGGGACGAGAAAAGCGCCCCGCGTCGCCTCTGACATACCCACGCCGTGACTACGTGGGTGGAGTCGGGCCGGTGCTACCCGACGAGAGACGCTACGGAGTGAACCGTCTTAGTGTTATCCTACGCTACCACTACCGGAGGCGGTATTTGTCTATCCAGTCGTAAAACGTGTTCGGGGAGACGTTCGCCTCCATTTCCACCTCGTCCAGTCGGGAGTTCAGGTCCCGGAGGGCGGGGCGGACGGACCCGTGTTCTTTCAGGAGACGCCGGAGGAGTCCCGGCATACTACAGGATAGCGCCTGTTCGACCTCCGTCTCCCGGTCCGTCCGGGCTTTCTCGACCGCCTCCATTTTCTGAACCGCCTCCCGGTAGATCTCGTCGGACATATCCTCACTCCGCCCCGCCGGAGGAAATGAGAACGTCCGCGGTCCCGCCGGGCCCCGTGGTAGCCACCGCTACCCGGACGAACCTCTCCGTGAGGGTGAGTTTCAGATCCGTGTCTCCCGTGAGAGTCGTGTCCTCGTCTAACCACGACCCCTCCCGGTCCGATACCTGAACGTCGAACTCCTCACCGTTCCCCGGCGGACGGATCCGGATATTCGTAGAGTCGTCCCCGGGCTTTTCGAGGACGACCTCCGCGGACCCGTCCGTAACGTCGAGGGACTGTTCCCGTGTTTCGTGGGCCATACCTCGAACTCCCCCGGGAGTTCCTTAAAGTTCTCCTACGGACCGCTACTGGACGCCCGGGAGTCCGCCTGTGTCCCGTCCGTGGTTAGTTCGTTCAGCCCGGAGACGAAATCCACGGACCCGCCGGAGATCTCGTCCCACGCGTTTTGTGTGTCGAACTCCTGTAGGTCCGTGAACGGATCCGAGGGAGTGACGTTCCACAGCCCGGTTAGGTTCGCGGTCGGGATAACGCCGTTCAGGTTCGTAAGCCCGTAGAGGGCGTCCGTGAACTCCTGAAAGTCTCCTCGTCCCATTTACATAGCCCCCTCTATCCACCGTCGGAACGTATGTCTCTCGTTAATGTGAACGGTATGGTCCCGGAACTCTAACTCCGGGAAATACTTACCGTGAACGTCTCTCTCCGCCCGTTTGAGTTCAGGCATAGTTAGCGGATCTCCTCCCTCTCCTCGACGCGGGTCCGTCCGGTCCTTTAGTTCCTCACAGGCGTCCGTCGTCCGGGAGTCGTCCGGTCCCGTCCAGATATACCGGAGGGTAGCCGCGTCGTCGCGTTCCTCGTAGCCTTTCTCCCGGGCTGTGTTCAGAACGGAACTCGTCTCCGTCCGGGCGACGACCTCCGCCTCCTCTTTCGAGACGTTCGGAAACGTCTCCTGTATGTCGTCGCGGATCTCTCCGAGACTCCACCCGCTACCTCCGTCCTCCGTGAGGTTTTCGAGGAGAACGTCCTCTAAGCGGTCTTTCGCCTGTGTGAGTTCGTCGGACAGGGACTCTATCCCGTCGAACACAGCCCCGTCCTTAATCGCCTCCCGGATCTTATCCACTACGTAGTCCGGGACCTCCGAGGGGCTGAACGAGGCTTTTTCTATCGCCTCTATGGACTCCGGGTAGATCTGTTCCTTATGGGCGCGGAACAGAACCTCGTCTACCGTCTCGACCTCCTCTTTCGAGAGGGTAGCCTTACTCTCGCGCCCCCGGATCCCGTTTCCCGAACCACCACTCTTAGACTGTTCCGTGGGTCCGTCCACGACCCGGAGGTAAACGTCCTCGTAGGAGTTCAGCGTCCCCCGGATAGTCGCCTCGTCCAGTCCGTGAACCGCTAATACGGGGTCGTGGGGGTCCGGGAGGTCCGGCGGATAGACCCTCTCGTTCCCGTTCCGCCGCCCTTTCAGGTCCACGACTTTCTCCGCGCCTAAGTCGAGGAGGCGGTTCAGGAACCCGGTCCACTCGGAGTCGTCTCCGTGGGCGACGCCCCCGGGCGGGAACGCGAGAACGACCGCGTTCCGGTTCTTTCGCGTCTCGACCGCCTCGACCGTCTCCCTGTCGAGGTTCCGTCCGTCCACGGAGGCGAACAGTCCGCCTCCCTCTCCGCCTCCGCTGGACGCGTTCCCCGCCTCCATTTCCCCGTCCTCTATCACCGGCATACCGTCGCGCCAACTTACGGAGAGTCCAGCGTCCGCCGCCTCTTTCCCCGCTTTGATGGACTCCTGTAGGGCGGAGGCTTTGGACTGTCGTTCCGAGGTCGTCGTCTCTTTCTCGAACTCGAAACGGAGGTCCGCCCCTATGTCCAGTTTCAGATCCGGGACGACTCCGAGGGTAAGCGCCTGTTCGAGGCGGTCTACGAGAACCCGAAAGCCCCGCTGTTTGTAAGCCTCCTGTTGACTCTCGTCCGTCGCCCGGTTCGTGTTCTCAAAGTCGAACCCGGCGTAGGAGGGGTTCACTTTGAACACGCCTCCGAGTTCCGTTACCTTAGTGTGGTAGCGGTCGAGGAGTTGGAGTTCCTGATAGTTCGGGGAGAGGGCTGTGTATTCCACCGGGAACTTAGTATAGGCTAACCTGTGTCGTTCGCCCTCGTTTAGCCGCATATCGTCTTTGAAGTTCGCCCAGTCCGCGGAGTCTATCGGGATCTCCGTGTCCGGCGGACGGGAAACGATACCCGGGGGCATACCCTGAATAAGGTCCAGTATCTCTTTCTCCGCTATCTCCTCTAAGACCTCTATGGAGTCCTGTCCTTTCTCGACGGGACTCTCTCCGTAGGGCGTGTTCCCTCGTCGCGCCCACGAAACCCATACGACCTCCTCCTCCTCGAACGGGATCCCCTCGAACTCGTCCTTACCCGCGGACGAGGACTCCCTCACGAATTGAACGTAGCCCTCCGTAAACCCGCGGTCGTCCAGTCGTTTGAACATAGTCGCGGAGTCTACGTGGACTATCTCCCCGACCGGGTTCGACGTGTTCCCGCCCGGGTAGTGCTTTACCACGGTCCCGTCTCCGAGGCGGAGGAGGGTCCGGGACCACTCCTCTAAGAACTCCGAAAAGGTGGAGTCCGGGACGAGATCCCGGAGTTTCCGTTCCGCCTGTGCGATAGTCGAAGGATCCACGTCCGCCTCCTCGTCGTTCGGGACGAGACGCCAATTAGCGGAGGCGGCGTCCTGTGCTAAGGTGTCTACGTAGGTCTGTGGAACCGTCCCCGTCGAGAGATCCCGGAGGAGTTCGGGGTCGTAGGGTTTCGGGGCGGCGTCCTCACCGTCCAGCGCGTCCTCTAACGCTGTGGGGAGTGTCGCCTTTCGGTCCACGTTCTGTTTCTGGACCGCCCTCCCGGATCCGTCGAGGCGTTTCTCTAACGCCCTCGTCGCCTCCATTTTCTCCGAGAGAGAAAGTTCCTCCCCGGGACGCCGCGACGGTCGTCCCTCGTCCCGTTCGTCGGGAACTCCCGCGACGCCGGACAGGAGAGTATCAAAAGTTCCCATTAGTCTTATCCTACTCGTCTAACCGGCGTCTCTTAAGGATTAACTACGGGAAAGCGTCCTACCCGCCCCCGCCCCACTCCTCGACCTCCTCCGCGGGGACGTGTCCTCGTTCACACTCACAGTAGCCGAAAAGGTGAGTCGCGGCTACCTCGACCCGGAGAGACATAGCCGTAGCCGCCCCGAACACGTCCACGTTCTCGTTCCCTTTGTAGAGTCCGCGGAGGCGGGAACACTCCTCCTCCTCGACCTCCGAAACGGACAGGCGTCGCGGGTTATTGTCGTGAGAACAGCGCCCGAAAATGTGCCGGGTTACGGTGTTATCAGAACGGTAGAACTCCTCCGCTATCTCCGCGACGCTGTAGCCCGCGGTGAACCTCTCCCTGAACGTCCGACACTCGACGGTTCCTATCTGTGGGGAGGCGGTCGGAGGGATCTCGTGGACGTGAGAACACTCTCCGTAGGCGTGTCTCATAACCTCGGAGGTCGTCGTCTCCGGGTAGCCCTCCATAACCTCCCGGACGGTCGTCGCCTCGGACATACTCCGCCGGATCCGTTTACAGGCGGAGGCGGAGGTCCCGGTCGAGGTCCCGTTCTCCACAGCCCCGTCCGGGAGGAGGTCGTTCGGGTTCCTGTCCGCCGGGTCTTTCCGGGCGAACTCCGCTATCCGGTCGTAGTCGTCGTCCGAGAGTCCCGCGCCTCCGTCGTCCGCGTGGGGTCCCGGGTTCTCGTCCCGGGACATACTCATTTCCCCGTCGCCTCTACCGCGTTCTCCGGATCTACGGACTCCTGTTCCCCCCGACACTCCGGACACTTTCTCTCCGTCCAGTCTAACTCCTCCGTGAGGGTGAGTCTATGACAGGAACGACAGGGAGAGACGCGTGGGTGAGGGTCGAGATCCGAGGCGTCCTTAGTGTAACGGAGACGCGCCCGGAGGGACGGTTCGGAGTGTCCTTTCGGTGAGACGCCCCTCTCGGAGGCGTAGGTCTGTAGTTCGTTCCACTCGTCCGGGAGTTCGTCGTCTCCCTCCTGAAAGCGTAGGATCTCTTTCGCGTGGTCCTCACATACGTAGAGGCGGGTCCCGCGTTCGGTCCCGAACCACGTAACCGCGTCGTCCTTACAGCGGGGGAGGACGGGTTCGGGCGTGTCCCCGGACGCGTCCGGGAGTTTCCGTTCACAGCGGGACTCTATCTCGTCCGCCTGTGGAAAGTCCAGATCCATTAGAGGATCCTCCCGTGTCCCGCTTTGCTGTGTCTGTGTCTCGACGCGTTAGCGATTAGGATAACCACCGTCCCGACGAGGACGACGGAGAACAGGATCCCGACTCCCGCGAACAGGAGGGCGGGGTCGTCGGAGGGAACGATACTCACGACTCCCCACAGCCCGACTCCGAACAGCCCGGTGAGGAGGACGAGGGACCTCTCTATATGCATAGAGTAGCCTTACCCTACGAGTTCCATAAAGGTATCTTAGGCTACCGCTACTGAACTCCGGAACCGGGAGGATAGCGGACTTTTAAGGGGGAGTCCGTCGTAGGAACGACCGCATAGCGCGGGTTCCTCCTACGTTCCCGCCCTTTGGAACAGAACTCCGAGTTACTTCTACAGCTCGTGGACCGCGAACGCGACGAACGCGACGGAGACGACCGTCGAGATCCACATAGGGTAGGCGAGATCCGGGTAGAACTCCGGGAACGAGGTCGGGAGGAACCCCACGAAAATCCATATCAGGAGTCCGCCGGACGCCGCGAGAAAGTGGAACGTGAGGAGTCCCCACGCCGCGACGCCCGCGGACGCCGCGGTAACGAGGACTCCCGGGGCTACGTCTCCGAGAGTCGTCCGCCCCGTCTCGACGCTGGACATTACTCGTCCTCCCGTGGGTCGTAGCCGGGGTCCCACGTCCCGACGAGTTCGGGGATCTCCTCTCCCGTCCCCGGTTCCTCGACCGTCCTCTCCTCGAACCCGTCGAGGCGTTCCCGGAGGTTCGCGCCCTCTAACCACTCCGAGACTACGACCGTGAACACGACCTCCGTAGGCTGTGGTCCGTCCGCCCCGGAGAAATGCTGGACGACCGCGTTCAGCATACGCGAGAACTCCCCCGGGACGTAGGAGTGAACGTGGAACACGCGTAGGTCCTCGTCCCCTATCTCGTCGGGCTGAAAACAGAACGTGAGGTAGGAGTCGTTCACCGTCTCGACCGCGAACACAGGCGTCCCCGCGCCCACTACGTCCGGGTCGAACTCCCCCACGCCGCGGAGAGTGATACCGTCCGAGATCTCCCCGTAGTGAGTGTCGTGGGTCATAGGTCCACCTCGTCCGTGGTTTCGAGAACGTCCAGAACGAGGACGCGGACCTCCGTCTCGTAGTCCAGCGGGTCCGCGTAGTAGTCGTTCAGTATGTCGATTAGTGCGTTCAGGGTGTCCGTCGAGTAGGACCCTCCGAGGTCGTCCACCGTCCGGAGGGCGTCCTTAGCCTCGACGGACCGGGACGCCTGAACCTCCGCCCGGGCGAACACGTCCCCGGTCGGGGCGTAGACGAGTTCGAGAACGTCGCCCGGTCGGTAGTCGTGGTCGTCGTCCGGGTCATACCGGATAGTCGTGTCCGTCCACTCGTTTACGAGGAGGTCCGCTGGACCGTGGGCGAACTTTAGCCGCGGGAGGAACGACGAGAGAGGTTCCCCCGCCCGTTCCCCGTGTCCGCGGAACCGTCGGGCTACCGCCTCCGCGCCTAACCCGACGACCGTCTCCGCGAACTCGTCGGGAGACTGTTTCCGGATCCGGTCCCGGGTAAACGCCTGTTCGTGAGTAACCTGTAGCGGTTCCCCGTCCTCGTTCCGTTCGCCGTAGTCCACGACCCGGACCTGAACGTGAACGTTCGGGTGGTTCTCGTCCATTACTCCTCGACCTCCCGGACGTAGTGGACCGTCCGAACCGTCGTTCCCGGGTCCAGCCCACTCCACGGGGCGGAGGTCCAGTCCTCGACGGGGGAGTAGTCGAGGAGTTTCGGGATCTGGACCGGGTTCTCCTCGTAGGGGAGGTCCGAGAGTTCCGGGACGGTCCACTCCTCGTAGGCGAACCGGACGTAGATCCGTTCGACGCGCCTCCGTTCCGCCTCCTGTGAGGCGTGGAGGGGTCCGACCTGTCCGTAGAGTCCTATGTCGAACTCGGAGAACCGCTGTTCGAGGTCGGATAGGTACTCCTGTAGGTCCTCGAAACGGTCGGACATACCGGGGTCCTCGTAGGTCCACGGGAGGAACAGGTCCGGGCGTTCGTCCCCGTAGCGGTGAGTAGCGTGTCCACAGGGAGAGAGGACGACCGCCTCGACCGTCTCGAACGTGAGGGCGTCCGACGGGTCGGGATCCTCCATAGCGATAGTCGCCCGTTCCTGTCCGAACTCCCGATACTCGACGGACGCCTCCTCGACCGCCTCGAAACACAGCGGACACAGGAGACGACGGTCGTCTCCGAGGTCGGGTAGTGGGTAGTTCACGGGTGGACCTCCTCGACCTTTTCGCGTCCCCGCTGGACGAGTTCCCCACACTCCTCACAGGTCGTAAGCGTGAGGTCGGAGGACCGTTCCCGCGCCTCCTCGGAGTAGTTGTAGTTATACAGGTCCACTTTCAGCCACCGCCTGTTAATCGGACGGGAGGCTTTCCGGCGGACGCGAACGTGGAGGGTCCAGCCCCGGACGGAGAGGGCGCGTCCCCAAAAGTTCGCGTTCCCCACGTCTTTCAGGTTCACGCGTCCGCCCCCTCGTCCTCTCCGAGACTGTCCCGGTCGTCGGAGACGCCTTTCGACCCGGTGAGGATACTCACGTCGTCCGGAACGCGGTCCTCGTTCTGTAGGCGTTCGACTATCTCTATCCACTCCTCCCGGTCCACCCGCTGTAGAGTTACCTCCGCGTCTCCACGGTAGTAGATCCCGGAGTCCGGGACCTCCTCCTCGTTCCCGTAGCGGTAGACCTGAATATCCGGGCGGGAGAACTCCCCGGGCGTCGTCGGGAACGGGCGGAGGGTCACTATGTCCACCGTCTCGACCTCCGTCCAGTCCGTCTCCCACAGGTTCGACTCTATAAACTCGTTCTGTCGTCGGACCTCCTCCTGAATTAGGCGGTCGAACTCCTGTAGGGTGGACTCCGCCTCCTGTAACTGTCGCGCCTGTTCAGCCCGGAGGACCTGTTCCCGCTGTTCCTCCGTGAGTTCGTCCAGCGGGACGCCGTTCACGGAGTCGGGGAGGTCGTTCGGGTCCATTATTGGAACCCCCGCGGGTTCGTCTCCTGTTCGAGGAGGTCCGAGAGGCGAACGCGGTCCACGTCCAGCGGGATCTCTCCGTGGTCGTGGATCTCGAACTCCATAACGCCCTCTATCGCCTGTCGGAGGTCGTCGGGAACGTCCTCGACGGAGGTCCGACCCTCCTCCGCGGTAAAGACCTCACACTCTCCGGGTCCGTCCCCGTGTCTGTGGAGGGAGACGCCCACGTAGACCGCGTGAGGGTCCCCTACGGAGTCCTCGTAGAGTCCGAACCGGAGTTCTTTCTCCGTGACTCCGGGGAGATCCACGTCCGACGTGAGGGCGACGACCGTAACCTCCGGGTCGTCCTCGTCGTCCTCCGCGTCTCCGTGTCCGATAGCGACAGTCCAGTTAGATCCGTCCGGGGACGGGTTCGGGGCGACGCCGAACATTATCGGGCTACCCTCCACGCGACGCCCATACAGGTCCATAGCGTTCCGAGGATCCCCGCGGAGGCGAGGACGAAAATCTGTTCTCCGACGGTGAGTGATTCTATCATACTCTTAGCACCTACCTACTACTCCTCTCCGGAGGGTCTTAAAGTTACCTCCACGCGTATAGGCGTTAGCGTGGTGTCTCGACCGGGATTATACAGTCATTAAACGACCCATTACCGTAGACTGTTCCGTGGTAGTGGGTCTATGACTTTAAGTAAGGGTATGCTACGAGTAGGTGGAGTGTTAGAAAATGAGTTCCACGGTGAACGCGGTTCGAGACGGAGAGGAACAGCCCGGACAGAACATAGACGCGGTAATAGACGCTATCGCAAAGGACCGGAGACGGATCCTCCTCGACGTTCTGGACGACGAGGGAGGCGGGACGTTCTCCGAGGTCGTCGCCCGCGTGAGTGAGGAGATCTACGGAACGGACTACTCCTCGAAAGAACGGAAACGGGTCTACGTCTCCCTCTATCAGAACCACGTCCCCCGTCTCGGAGAGACGGGCGTAGTCGTGTTCGAGGGGACAGGAGACGACGACCGGATCTACCCGGGTCCGACGTTCCCGGAGACGAAAGACGCCCTCGACTCTCTCCGGCGTAGCCTCGACCGGACGGACGAGGAGAAAGGACCGCGGTTCCGGACCCTCCGGGAGCTGAT